GCAGCCAGCGGTCCGAGAGGTACCTGCTCCCGACGAACGCCCCAAGGGATCCGCCTGCAGCGACCGCTATGAGCCACAACGGAAGCGATGCAGGAAGCTGATCCCAATAGGCATAGGCGCCGATCAAGGCGGCAGCAGAGTTCATCAGGTTGTAGACCGCTGTCGTGGCGGCCGTCTGATGTGCCGTGCCCCATCTCATCGCCAGGATCACCGGTGCGAGAAAGACGCCGCCCCCGGTTCCGGTCGTTCCCGAGACGAAGCCTATCAAAGCGCCTGTCGCCAGAGCGGCCCAGAACGGCGGCTCCCTCGGAGGCGCAACGGTTCCTGAAGGTCGTCTCATCGCGGAATAGGCCATCTGCAGCGCAGAAACCACGAGGATCGCGCCGACGACGGGGTAATACACGCCCTCTGCGAGCTGAATCGAACCGCCGAGCATCGAGAAGGGAAAGCCGAGAACCGCAAAAGGGTAGACGCTGCGCCACGACAATCGACCCGACTTCATGAAATATGCGGTTCCGATTGCGGCAACCATCAGGTTCAGGGCGAGCGCAGTCGTTTTCATGGTCAGGGGCGCGAACCCGAACAGCGCCATGATCGCGATATAGCCGGACGCGCCGGCCTGTCCGACCGCAGCATAGATCACGGCAATGATCAGAAAGACGAGCGCGAGCCAGAATACTTCGGTGTCCAATATCCTCGGCGCCTCCCTGGCAAATAATGAAGCGTCCATTTGCAGGCGCCTGACGAGCATTGTGCTCCCATCGAGCATCTATTGCAGTTGGATCAAGCCATGCCCACACCCCGCGAAACCATCCTCACCGCGCTGCACACGCGGCTCTCGGCGCTGCCAGCGACCGCCCTGCGCGGCGACGTCCTGCCCGAGCGCGTTCCGGTTGAGGGACTCCTGATCCTGCGCGACGGCGAGCCGGGAGAGCCTGAGGTCACGCTGTCGCCGCTGCGCTACCACTACCAACACCGCGCCGAGATCGAGGCTGTCGTTCAGGGCGCAAACCGAGACTCCGCCTTTGACACGCTGACCGCCAGCATCGGCACGGCGCTCGCCGCCGACCGCACGCTGGGCGGGCTCTGCGACTGGGTCGAAGCCGAAGCGCCGCGCCCGGTCGATCTGCCGGTCGAGGGCGCGGCCAGCCTGAAGGCCGCCGTGATCCCGGTGGTGCTGCACTATTCCACGGCCGACCCGCTGGCCTGACCCCGACAACCCGAGGAGAAAACCATGGCACGAGCCCAGGGGGCGCGGGCGCTGATGGCGCTTGCGTTCGAGACGACCTATGGCACGCCGCCCATCAGCGGCTTCACCCGCATGCCCTTCGCCAGCACCTCGCTCGGCGCCGAGCAGCCGCTGCTGAACTCGGAGCTTCTCGGCTACGGCCGCGATCCGCTGGCGCCGATCAAGGATGCGGTGACGGCCGATGGCGACGTCGTTGTGCCGCTGGACGCCGAGCCCTTCGGCTTCTGGCTGAAGGCCGCCTTCGGCACGCCCACGACCACGGGCGCGGAGGCCCCGTACACCCACGAGTTCCAGTCCGGGTCCTGGACTCTGCCGAGCATGTCGATCGAGACCGGCATGCCGGAGGTCCCGCGATATGCGATGTATTCCGGCTGCGTGCTCGACCAGATCACCTGGCAGATGCAGCGCTCGGGGCTGCTCACTGCAACCGCGCGGCTGGTGGCGCAGGGCGAGACGGTCGGGACCACGACGAGCGCGGGGACACCCGCCGCGCTGGAACTGAAGCGCTTCGGGCATTTCAACGGCGCGATCACCCGCAACGGCACAGCGCTCGGCAACGTGGTCTCGGCCGAGATCACCTATGCCAACAACCTCGACCGCATCGAAACCATCCGGAACGACGGCCGGATCGACGGGGCGGACCCGTCCATCGCCGCACTGACCGGCCGGATCGAGGTGCGCTTCGCCGACCAGACGCTGGTGACGCAAGCGATCAACGGCGAAGCCTGCGAGATGGAATTCGCCTACGTCCTGCCGTCCGGCGAGAGCTTCACCTTCACCGTGCACGCCGTCTACCTGCCTCGCCCCCGGATCGAGATTTCGGGGCCGCAGGGCGTGCAGGCGACGTTCGACTGGCAGGCCGCCCGCGACAGCGTCGTCGGCCGGATGTGCACGGCAACCCTCGTGAACGACGTGGAGACGTATTGATGCTGACGCTCGACCTGACCAACGCGCCTCGCTGGCACGTCCTCGCCCCTGGCGTCCGGGTGCAGCTGCGCCCGCTCACCACCGCGCTGATGGTGGCGACCCGCAGCGACCCCGTAGTGGAGGCGGTCACCGAGGAGGCCTCCGACGAGAAGCGCGCGGTCGCCTTCGCCAAGGCGCTCGCGCGGCGGGCTGTGCTCGCCTGGGAGGGCATCGGCGATGCGGACGGCAACGCGATCGACCCGAGCCCCGAGGCCATCGATGCGCTGCTCGACGTCTGGCCGATCTTCGAGGCTTTCCAGCTGACCTATGTCTCGAAGGGTCTGCTGCTGGAACAGGAAAAAAACGCCTCCGCGCTCTCGCCGAATGGTCCTTCGGCGGGGGCGAGCGCTACTGCGAAGCCTGTACGCAAGCCTGCCCGGATTGCCCGGCGCGGCTGAACCGTCCGCTGACCCATGAGGGCTGGCAGGTCTGGGACCTGATCGGCCGTCTCGGCGGCCAGCTGCGCGTGCTGCCCGGCGCGGTGATCGGCTGGGACATGTCGGCGGCGCTCGCGCTTGGTGACGCCCTCGGCGTGCCGCCGCTCGCCATGGCCGAACTGCTGCCCGTCATCGAGGCGGTGATGGTCGCAAAACTCAACGAACAGATGGATCACTCCCATGGCTGAGAAGAGGGTCAGCGTCCGCCTCGCGGCCGTGGGCGGACGCCAGGTGCGCGCCGAGCTGGAGGGTGTCGGCGAGGCCGGGTCGCGCGGCTTCGGACGGCTCAGCCGCGAGATGGAGGCGGCGAACGCCCGGCTCGCGGCTTTCTCGCGCCGGGTCCGGGTCGCGGCAGCCGCTGCCGTGGCCGCCGCTGCCGCCACTGGCGTGGCGATGATCCGCTCCGGGCTGCAGACGGTCGATGCGCAGGCGAAGCTCGCCCAGTCCCTCGGGACCACCGTCGCCTCGATCCAGACGCTGGAGCGGGCGGGCGAATTGGCGGGCGTGTCGATGTCCGGCATCGAGCAGGCCACCAAGGATCTGACGCGCCGTCTCAGCCAGGCGGCCGCAGGGACTGGCCCTGCCGCCGACGCGCTGGACCGGCTGGGGCTCTCGGCCAACGAGCTGATCGCCCTGCCGCTGGACCAGCGCGTCGGCGCCATCAACGCCGCCATCGAGAGCTTCGTGCCTGCCGCCGAACGCGCCGCCGTGGCAGGCCAGCTCTTCGGCGAGGAAGGCTCCATCGCGATGAGCCGGATCGACACCGCGACGCTGCGCCAGGCGACGGAGGACGTCCTCGCTTTCGGGGTCGTGGTCTCGGAGCAGGACGCCGACCAGATCGAGCGCACGAACGACGCCATCTCCCGGCTCGGGCTGATCTGGCGCGGGCTCTCGAACCAGCTCGCGGTCGCCGCGGCGCCTGCGCTGGAAGCCGTGGCAGATGCCATGGCGGCGGTCGCCAGCCGCACCGGCCCGCTCGGCATCGCGATCCGCGGGCTCTTTGACAACATCGGCCGCCTGACGACCTACGCCGCCACCTTCGCCGCCTTCCTCGCGGGCCGCTGGGTGGCGGGGATGGCCGCTGCCGCGCTCTCGGTCCGTGGCCTCGCCACCGCGCTGGTCGTGCTGCGTGGGGCGCTGATCCGCACCGGCATCGGGGCGCTGATCGTCGGCGCGGGCGAGCTCGTCTACCAGTTCACCCGTCTCGTCTCCGGCGCGGGCGGTTTCGGAGAAGCGATGTCGCTGCTGAAAGACCTCGCCGTCGAGGTCTGGGAGCGGATCCGCATGGGCGCCGCTGCGGCGGGTGCAGCCGCGACGGCGATGTTCTTCGACCTGAAGGCCGATGCCGCGTCGGGCATGCAGAGCGCCATCGAGAGCGTCGTGACTTTCGGCAACACGGCGGCGAACACGTTCGAAGGCGCCTATGAGGCGATCAAGGCGATTTGGGGTCTGCTGCCCGCCGCCATCGGCGATCTGGCGTTCCAGGCGGCCAACAGCCTGGTCGATGGCGTCGAGGCGATGCTGAACGGCGTGGTCTCGCGCATCAACGGCTTCATCGGCGGCATCAACGCCGGACTCGAAGCACTCGGGTCCGAGCGGCGCATCACGCTGGTGCCCGACCTCGACCTCGGTGAGATCGAGAACCGGTTCGAGGGCGCGGCCAGTGCTGCCACGACAGCGGCGCAGGCGGGGTTCGACCGGGCCTTCGAGGACAACCCGCTCACCGCGCCCGATCTCGGTCTGACCGAGGCTGCGAACCGCGCGCTCGAGTCCGCGAACCTCTACCGCGGCGCGGCGCGCGATCTGGCCGAAGGCGCCCGCGCGCCTCTCGAAAGCTGGCAGTCCCTGCGCGATGCGGTGCGCGGCACCGACGAGGCCAGTGCCGATGCGCTGACCGAGGCCACCGGCGCTGCCGAGCGGTTCGAGACGGCGCTCGGCGATGCGGGACGGGCCGCGACGGGTGCCGGTGCGGCGGCCGGAGCTGCTGCCGCTGCAGCGGAGCCCGCGACCGAAGCTGCCGTCACCGGGTGGCAGGCGGTCACGGCAGCGCTGTCGGATTACGCCAGCAAGGCCCGCGACATCGGTGGCGACATCGGCCAGAGCCTCGTTGGCGCCTTCCAGTCGGCGGAGAACGCGGTCGGTGAGTTCGTGAAGACCGGCAAGCT